AGTGTATGCCATATAATCGTGTACAGCAGTGATGTCATCTTTTGCTCTCGTAAGTTTAGATTGGACCCAAGCTTCTAATGGATTTCCCATTTCGGATTTGCCTTTTAATATTGAAGACAGTTGTAATGCTTTATCAGCAATTGCTTCTAATTGGCCTCTCGCCATTGATACTTCGTGGTCTTCTTCGTTTAATTTATAAACCTCTCTCAAAGCTGATTCCATTGTTTGTCTGTATCTACTCATTATAGTTCACTCCATATTTCGTCCCAATTGGAAACTTTGTTTTTTAATATTGTCTGTAAAGATTTTTCTAATTTTTGTCTTAGAATAACTGCATCATCACCAACATATCTTTTGTTATGTAAATATTCTAATGACTTGTATGCATTTGCTAAATCTTTATTACCTAAAATTCTATCTGCTATATAAATTCTTGTAGCAAAGTGGTCGTTACGTGCTGTTTTAGCTCTTATGTATTGTAAATCTGTTTTAGAAGCTGTCGCTTCTGCTAATAATCCTAGTCTTACTTCTTTTAATGTTTTCATTGTTGTATCTCTATTACTAGATTCCCTTTTCCTTTGTGTACTCTGTGATAATTTTCTTTTTTCACATAGTACGTATTTCCATTTACTAAATCAATTGGCAATTGGTTATCATATTGTATCTTCCAACTGTTACTTTCAATGACATAGATAACTCTATCTTCTTTATCTTTATGCCAAATTAATTCACTGTTATCAACTTGTTCATCAAAAACTCTTTTAAATCTATTTTCAGAAACAAATGAATCTGAAAAAGGATTACCAGTAAAAATTTCCACCGCCACTCATTCCTAAACTTTTAGCATATCGTGGCAAATTACAAGCCCAATACGCTGCTGATGTTTTATCTTTTTGCTGGTCACATTTGTGTCTAGCAGCAAAACTTTTTCTTGCTTCTGGATTTTTAAGTTTTACACTTAATCCAGTTGTATCTCCCCAGGTAACTTTCTTAATCTTGTCACCATCTCGGACAAATACATAAAACTTTTTTGGTCCGCCTCTTTTTGGTTTGTTCAAAGGAGGATCTTTTTCTTCTTCAGCAATTGGTATATCTAGTGGTACTTTTTTATCTTCAAAGATACCAAAATCACCAATGTCACTTTCTAATACTTGTTTATCCCAATCGGATATTTCAGTTAAAAGACCTTCGTTAAACAGTTCTCTAGCTTCTCTAAACAAACTATAAAATTCTTCACTGTGTATTCTATAGATATTTTCAGAAAACGGTATGTTATTCTCAACGTGATACATTACCGACTTGCTAATCTTATCTTTATAATCAGTAAAACTCAACATTATATCTTCTCCATCATTCTTGTTACAACTTCATCTAACCTAGATCGCCATTCTTCAGCATATCTTTTCTTATATTTATCTATTGTTTCATCTGACAATGACCATTTTTCAACATCTTCTTTCTTTATGTTCTGTACGTCTTTTATCACTGGAGTAGTTATCACTTGTTTTAAATTCTTTTTAGGATCACTAGGTTTATAACTTCCTCCTTGAAATTTAGGGTCATACTTAGCCTGACCTGGTGTTATTTTATTAGTATATTCAGCATAATCGTGTCCTATATCGTATGCTTCTGGCACACAATTTGGTACTTTTTTTCCATTTTTCATCTTCAATCCTACTTGTTTATAACCTGTCCAACAAGCGTCCTGTAACTCTTTTCTAATTTCACCAAACATCTTCTTATATTTTTGTGTGTGAATACTTGGTTTAGTTTTAGCTTCTTTATCGCCAGGAGCTGGTTTATAACCAGGTTTTGTTGTGTCTTGTGACTTGAAGTGATCTGCTCTTTTTGATTTTACATCTTTAGATAGTTGTTTGTAGTATTTTTTAGGTTGAGTTCCATCTTTACTCTTTACATCTTTATCTTGTGGTAATCTATCCAAATCTTCTTTAGTTACAGCTTTAAATCCGTAATCAATATCTAAATTGTATTCTCTCACTTCTACTTCTCTGTCTGCCGGAATAGGAATACAATCCCATATCCAAGCTTTGTGCAAATTATTGTTGTTGTCTTCTAAAACAACATAGTTAGTTCCTCGTCTTACGACTTTACCTTGTACATCCTCTTTGATGTAATCTATTTTGTCTCCTATATTAAAGATTACCTCTCTAATATATAAATCTCTTATTTGATTTTGTTCAAATTCTTCCATTGAGGCTATTGGTCTTGCGCCAGTTCCTACGGCAGACATACCACCAAAACTAGCGGCCAATCTCATACCTTTTCTGACATCTTTCATAATTTTATCAGCGTCAGCTCCTCTTGGTAATCCTTTTTTAAAAGTTTGTAAATCTCCTTTAGCGGCCGCCGCTCTCATTTTACTTGCTGACATACCCATTGCTCCTTCAGCGTCAGGATCTCTTTCTCCTGCTGAGGCCACTCTTATACTATCAAAGTCATATAATCCGTGTCTGCTTTTAACACCGTTATATTTTTTTAATATGCCTTCAAACTCTCTTACTCTATCACTGCCGGCAACCATTGTAATTTCTTTATACCCTTTGTTGTATAACTTGGTAGCAATATCTAAAATCATATTTGAAGAATTGATTTCTATTTTGCTAGCGTGACTAGAAAACATTTGTTTCATATAATCTAATTTTTGCCTAGGACTTAAAGGATTCTTTTTACTATCTTCACTTCTACTTAAATAAATTCTATAATCATCTGTTGGCATACTCTTAACTTTGTTAATAAGTTTTTCGTGGCCAATAGTTGGTGGATTAAATCTACCAAAAGTAAATGCTATTGATTTTCCTTTTGCTTCGTCCAATAATTCTACTTGTTCGTGTACCATTGTTTGTAGTTTTTTGCCATCAATATCTCTAAATGTATCAGCGACAGCAGAAGCGTAATATCCAATATCGTGTCTTAGTGGTAATCCTTCTCTTGCTCTTTCTCTTTTCTTTCTATCAATAACATCTTGTAAAATTTTAGCAGCGTATTCATATCTCTTTTGAGTTGTTGCTATCATTTTAATTTTAGTAACTAAACTTTTAAACCAAGCAGTTGCTTTTATTTTTACTTTGTCTAATGTGATTGCTTCTTCTAAATTTTCTTCTTTTAATGGTTCTTTGCCAAGTCGTTTTCTAACAATGTTTAATTGTTTGATAATCTCTTTTTGTTTTGGAGATTGAGCAAATGTACTTAAAGCCTTGTTCATCAATTTTAAGTGTTCAAGTTCATCACTTGATTTTGATTCGGTTTTCAAACTATCTATTTCAGCGTCTGTTACTATTCCATCATCTAAAATCTTTAGACATTTTTTGTAAAATTTCAAGTAGTGATATTTTTCTAACATCTTGTAGATAACATTTTTAGGTAATCTATTCTTAATACCAAATTGTCTGATTTCGTCTGGCGACATATCAGTATCAAAGGCTGCTCTTCTTTCTGCGTCAACCATAGTACCTACTTTAATTACATCTTCAATATCGTTTTCTATTTCTTCTAGCTTGTCATTAATTTTATCTTGTAAATCTAAAACATCATTAGGATTCAATTCTTTTAATTCATCATAATCAATGATATCTCTTTTGAGTTCACCTTTAATGACATCTAATTCTTGTACTTTTCTTTCAAACTCTTTTACGTATAGACTTGGATCAAAAACAAAATCTTCTGGTCGTTTAATAAACTTATTGTTTTCTACATCAAACACAGCGTCTGCTTTCTTTTCTTGGTCATCATACGTTTCTTTAGATGTAAGAAAATAAAAATTGATTGGGTGTTTTGTTCCTGGAATTTCTTTACCTTGAATATTATCAGGATTTGTAGAAGATAGAAATTGTTTAGAAAGTTTTAATCTTTCTTCTTCCTGTTTCTCTTTTGGCACATCAAATAGAACATTGATATCTAGGTCAGCGTCATTTCTATATCTCTTTGTAAGAATAGAACCAATTAATCCTGCTTTAATAATAGGATATTCTTTTTCAAACTCTTTTAATTGATCGTCAATTAACTTCTTAACACTAGATTTGATTTTTGGATTAGAAGTATCAGCCTCATCAAATACACCTGGAGCATATGTTCTACGAGGTATATCAATAATACTCTCTTTCATATGTTTAAAGTATTGTACTTGTTTTTCTCTATCAATAACATCTTTTTTAGTATCGTAAGTACCTAAATTCTTTCCTTTTTTAGAAACTAATTTATACTTACCATCTACTTTAACTATTGTTTCCTGTACTTCTTTAAATCTTTTTATCATACTCTTTTTCTTGCCTCTAGTTCTTTTTGTATCCACTGTTTAGCAATATAGTTATCAGGTTTTTTAGTTAATTGACTTCTAATAAACTTAGAAGCCTGATTTAATGTAATTGTAACCAATTCTTGGTCACTCTTATTGTTATCTAATATTAATAATCTATTAGGACTAAAAAGTCTTTGAAAGGCACCAATGTTTCTTTGTACTCCATCCCAACTTTTTTTTACAACATAGGCAGGCACTTGTCTTTCTCTTTTCTTTTGTCTTTCTAAAGCAACCTCTAAACTTGTATTAACAAATATCATATAACAATCATAACCTATACTTTTAAGCATATTGTATTGTCTTGTTACAAGGTCTAAATCTCTTCCTGTTGCATCTACAATCAACCCTAAACGGCCTTGTACATATGTATCTAACATAGTGGATGCTGTCATCTTTGCTCTTTGTCTAATAATGTTTCTAAAGTATTCTTCCTCGTTAGGCATTTTTAATGAAAGATTGGCCGACTTTAAACCTTTTTCAAATGCTGAATCAGAATTTACCAATTTTAAACCTGTGCCAGCAAATGCTGTTTGTGTTACAAATGTTTTACCAGAACCTGGTCCTCCAGCTAAAAAGAAAACCTTAAAGATACCTGGGTCATAAACACCCTCGCTTATAAATGATTTTAATTCTTTTAATGTTTTCATTTTACTTTATCTATAATTGTTTGAGCTATCTTTTCAGGTGTACTACCTTCAGCTTTTATATTTATTATACTACTTTTAAAATAATCTAATAATGGTGCTGTTTGTTGATGATATACTTCTAATCTCTTTTTAATAATTTCTGGTTTATCATCAGCTCTACCTCTTGCTGATAATCTTTTAATAATTTCTTCTTCACTTACTTCAAGGTTAATAACATAGTTGTATTGAATACTTTCCTTTTTCATTCGTTCTGCCTGTTCAACATTACGAGGGAAACCATCAAACACATACCCGTTTTGTGCGTCTGGCTTTGAAACTCTATCTTTAACTGCCTTAATAACAATTTCTAATGGAGCAAATTTACCTTGTGCTAATAAATCTTTTACTTTAACACCATCCGGTGTATCTTGTTTTGCTAAAGCTCTCATCATATCACCCGTGTAGATATGTGGTATGTTTAACTTTTTAGTAATAATTTCTGAGTAAGTTGATTTACCAGAACCTGGTCCACCAATCATTATGATTTTTGGTTCATTAACTGCCTCTGAAAAAAATTGACTAAATGTTTTCATTTTTTGCCTTTAATTTTTTTATAATACTATCTTTTAAGTCATCACTAAAAGATTCCAAATATCTTTCTTTTTTATTTTCTAAACTTTGTTTATATGATTCGTCTAGTTGTTTTTTTTCTATTTCTACTTGTTCTAAAAAATCCATTATAAATTTCTACCTATTGGTTGTTCAATTAATAGTAAATCAAATATAGCACCAGCACCTGTAGTAGCCCCAGCCTTTACTCTTACTTCTATATCTGTTTTTTCATCAAACTCTAACGGTACAGGATAATCATAGTTTACAGGAGCGCCTGAAGAACCAAACTTGCCTTTAATATTAAAGGCGGTGTTGCCATTTGTTGGTGGTCTTGCCATTATTTCAAATTCACACTCTTTTGCTTTTTCTAAATTACCTTGAAACTTCATCAAATAACCTTTTTTATTTGTTGGTATAGTATATAGTGCCATTAAAGTTTGACCTTTACTTGCTAATATTTGAGCAGTAGTTTTACTATCTGCTGTTATTGTAATTATACCTGAATTTGTTGAACCTGTGTTTGCTGTTAGTAATATTGCTCTAAAAACTCTAAAGAATTGTATTGAACCAGCAGCGCCACCAATTGTTAATGTTTCTGATACTTCTTCATAATTAGCATTTAAACCAGAAACTAAAACTGTACCACCGTTGTCATCACTAGTATTGCTTGAAGTTGCCTGTGCTGTACCAGCACTAGCAATATATGTGTAAAGATTTGAGGCGTCTATAACACTTTCAAAATCAGTGCCTACAGTTGGATTATAACCAAACTTATTGATATGACTTACGCCTCTAACTAGGCCTCTAGCAATATCAATTCTATTATCATTTAAAAATTTTGTTGGTGTTAATGACATTATCCTTTTACCCAATCTTTTTCAGCCGTGAAGTTAGCTCTACTAAATTCTAATCTATCTACCAACTTAACAGCACCAGCCACCTTATCAACGGCCACAAATCCTTCAGGCGCCGTTACTTTATAACCTGTAGATGTTCTTAAAAAATGACCAATACTTTGTATCTCACTCAACTTACCTACTAAATAATTTTTAGCATTTTGTAGAGTAACGTGTGAAGCGATGGCAAAATAGAGTGCCTGTTTATTCCTATCTATAAATCTTGAATTGGTTTTTAATATATCTCTATATTTGTTTTTAGCATTTTCTGTTTTTCTAGAGTCTATTTCTGCTCTTAAAGTTTGTTCGTAATATTCTTCAAACATATCTACCAATGTTTTTACCTTAGCCATATTACCTTGTGTGTTTCTAATAAAATGATTAAAGAAAGTTTTTAATCTATAACCTACAGATAGAGCATCGGAGGATGTTTTACTCATTTCATCTAGTATAGGGCCTGCTTTGGATAATGATCCTTCTGCCATTTTTAATTTGGAATCAAAATTAGATAATTCTGATGAAGTTAATTTAGCTGAGCCGCTTACGTCTGTGTAAGCAGCGTCAGCTAGGAATACGGAAGATATTCCAGATTTACCCGATACTGTACCAAAACCTGCTCTTAAATCTTTCATTTTCTTACCTGAATAAGATGTATGAAATACGATACCCATTCTAGCTCTTCGTATTCTTTTACCAATATCTGAATTAATAGGCACGGCATAGGTAATAGTGTTAGGTGTAAATGTAATCATATTTTCACCGTCAATGGTCGCTGGTTTTAAATCTGATTTATCGAATAAAAAATCACCTTGTAATATACCAGTTATGTTTAATTTAGCTAACTCTCTTAAAGCTATAGTTAATTTATTAGCTAATTGGCCACTGTGATTTTTTTTTATATCACCTACTGTGTAATTGATCTTAGGAGTTACATTGAATACTGATTTTGTACCGACAAAGAATTTGCCGTTTTCTGGATTGATACCAGCAATAATAGCTGGAGCTCCGTCCCATTTGACGGACATATTGACTTTCTTGCCAGATGAACCAGCAAGCATATTTCTAACAGATTTTAGAAAATTAATAGCATTAACTCCTCCTTTGGAGCCTCTATTAATAATATCATCCTCTACGTGTTCGAGGTGTGTATTTTTTTCTTTGGTAATGAATCCTTTAAAACTGAACATTTTTCTCTCATTGTTTCCATAACTATAATCACGTACTCCATATAAATCAACTTTACTTATATTTATAAGACTTATGTTCTAACCCATAGGAAATTAGGTATGCCACCATTAGATTCCCATACTTTGTGTTTGTTTTGGAAATTGGTTAATTTATGGGCATCCTCTTCAAAAAAATATTCCGCAATTACATTTTCTGTTGGTTTTTCGATTACTTGCCATATAAGTTCTTTTCCTCTTTTAACCATCTTTTTCACATAAGATAGTGGTGGTTGTAAATTATTAGGCCGTCTATCGCCTCTGTGGAACTTTACCTTTTGAGTTTTTGTTTTTTTTGTTATCATTATATAATTTTCATATCCCAAGATATCACTTTTTTCATTGTAGTGGACTTGCTGGGTTCTGTAAAGTGTGAAATAAATTTAGGTACTACAATCATTTGGCCTTCTGTTACCGGTAATGGATAGTAAATAGTTCTATCTGAATACCAATCATTCCAAGGTTGTAAGTATTGTGTAAACGGTGCTTTCTTATCTTGTTGTAAATATAAGATACCTGTTAATCCAGTTGAACCGTGATTGTGTGTTGTATGATAATCACCTTTTTTATATGATACTGACCAGATGTCTTCAATCTGAATATCTTTTTTTATTTGTTGTGATAACATATTTAATTCTTCACTACAAATATTAGCAAATGATTCTGCTAAATTACTTCTGTCGCTTTGTCTATTAGTAATAAAAGTTTGCATACCGTGTTTTTTTTCAGGATATGCTTTCAACAAAGTTAGTAATTGTTTTTTCTTTGTGCTAAAATTTAGAGTTGGTATTGTCCAATACGGTATTCTAAACAGCGTTTCTTCCATCATATTAATTTATCTCCTTTTCTTCTGGTTTAACTTCTTCTGGTTTAGGTTCTTCAAGTTTAGGTTCAACAATTTTTTCTTTATAATCCAATCCTATTTTTTCCATAACCGTATTAAAGTCTTCTTCAACGTGCCAAAAGTTTTTGCTTGACCATAAAGCAACTTTGTTGCCAGCCAAAATGTCCCTATATACGGAAACTATATGATCTATGTTAATCACAATTTCTTTTCCCTCAAATGGGGCATTTATATTTGTTAATACTACAAATTTACTCATTATTTCTCCTATATTTTAAAATCAGAAAACTTATCATAAGCCGTTTCAGGATTAGGAAAACTTCCTTTGTCTTTGGTTTGTACTATATTCTGTGCCGAATTTTCTACATCATATAATCTCATTTTACTCTTATCTACACCTACAATAAATGCCCTATTAAGACCAGGATCATTGTATCTGTTTTTTAACTGTTTAACTTTCATTTGACCTAAAGCATCCAATTCTTCATTAGACATTAAAGCAAACATAAAGTCAGCGGTTGCCGGCAAACCAAAACTTTCAGATGTATCTTCTAAACCAATATCAGTAGATACGAAACCTGTTCTTGTTGTTTGTGTGGCACTAAAGATAGGTAGATTAAATTCAACAGCCAAACCTCTTAATTCTTCAGCAATAGCTTTGATATAAAAATATGATGATATGTTACCACCTTTAAAACGACTACTAGCACAAATATTTAGATAATCAATAAACAACACATCAGGTTTAAAACTTTTCTTTAATGATAATTCATTAATCAATCCTCTAAAGTGACCACTATGAGCAGACGCCGTTGGATATTCTTTAATAATTAATTGGCCTGTTGTTTTGCTTCTTAACTTGGACATTTTACCATCATAAGTTTGTTTAGGCATATCGTGTAAGTCGTCCATACTAACATCCATTAAGTTAGCGTCAATTCTTTCAGCAATTCGTTCTTCAGCCATCTCTAAAGTAATGTATAAAACATTTTGTCCTTGTGATAAGAAGTGAGAAGCACAGTGACACATAAACAAAGATTTACCAACACCTGTTCCTGCCAAAGCAATATTTAAAGTTTTACTTGGAACACCACCTTTGGTAATCTTATTGAAGAAAGATAAATCAAATGGATATCTTTTTTCTTTTGTATGATACCAATCAAATCTACTATCAGCGTCATTAATATAATCGTGTCCAATATGATTATCAAATGAAACAGCTAATGCCTCACTTAATATTCCTGGTATGGACTCTGGATGTTTTTCTTTATCTTTACCATCTAATATTTTAATACCAGATAATACAGCATTATGTACAGCTCTGTCTTTACAAAACTTTTCTGTCGTATCTAACAACCACTGTAGATCAGATTTTTCATCATTGAAATTAGTTACAGTATCTTTAATAAGTCTTAATTCTTCTTCGTTAATATCTTTTCTACGGCTGATTTCAATTAGAATAGATTCTTTTGTAGGTAAGTTTTTATATTTGTGTACAAAGTTTTCAATTTCTTCATACAATAATTTTTCAATTCTGTTTGTAAAATAATCAGGCTTTACAAAAGGTAAAGTCTTACGTGTAAACCCCTCATTATAAAAGAAGTTTCGTAATATAGTTATTTCTATTCTTTCGTTATTTGTCGAAGACAGCTGTTCCATCCTTTACTTGTTTTTCTAATTGTTCCATTAATATATCACCTATAAAATCAATAAATTCTTGCGAATCTATATCTGCTTTATCTGGATTGACTATTATATCATAACCAAACCTCATTGGCAACTTTCCATCAGGATTTTCATCCTTAGCAAAAGCAACTTTATCGTACTTATAAACCACATTTTCAAATTTACCGTCAATGATTTTAATACAGGTATAGTCATCACCTTCTCTTTGAACAAAAAGGTATCGTTTTTTATTCTTCGTCTGATCCGTATGTGAATTTTTTTTTGGCATAATCATCAATTATTTTTAAGTTTTCTTCATTAAAATATTTTTCAGGATTCTCATTGATGGTTTTACCAAATACTTTTGAACCATCAGGCATTTCGTATCTTGTAGATACTTTCTTAAATACACCAGCTGCTTCTCCAAGTTCTAACAAACCATAGTATTGGTCTAAACCTGTTTTGTATGTGAGTCTTACATCAATCATAGCATTTTCTTTTGTTAACCTTGACTTATAATTTTTACAATGAATAATATTACCAATTACTTCGGTACCCTCTTTTTCTTTTCTTTTACTTAAATAAACTATTGATGAAGCAGCGTACTTCAAACCTGAACCGCCACCCATTTCTTTTTGAGGGAACATAGAACCAATAACATCATATGTGTGATTGGTCATAATCATAGGAACACCTGCCTTACCAAGTTTTAAAGTTAATACTCTAAATGTAGATTTAACTATTTGTGATCTAGTCATATCTCTTGTTTCTTTACCTGCGGCTGTGTCTTCCATTTCTTTTGTAGTAGATAACATTCCCAAACTATCTAATACAAACAACAAAGGTTTTCTTTTATCCTCTGGTTGTTCAATATACTTGTCTAAAACTTTTAAAGATTGAGTTCTAAATTCTTGTACTGTTGAAACTGGTACTACGACCATTCTAGTAGAGTCTACACTTCTACTTTCAATCATACTTTTGGAGATGGCACTCTCTGATTCGAAATAAATTACACCTGCGTCTTTGTCTTTATCTAAAAATGCTTTTACAATTCCTAATGCGAAAAATGTTTTACCTGTAGCGGCCTCACCTGCGATAGCAGTAATCTTGTTTGCTGGCATTCCACCGTAAATTGATCCTGATAATAGAGCATTAAAGGCATAAGATCCTGTGTCTATAAAAGTTGTTACATCTGCTGTATCAACACCCTCACTAACTATTGTAGCGTATTCATTACCTGTTTCTTTAATTATGTCTTTTAGAAAGTTGCTCATATTTCATTATCTCCTGTTCTGTCTTTGTTATTACGTACCATTTTATATCCATACTATAACAGATTTCTTTGATTTTGTCAAGCTCCGTTACTGGAAAAGAATGGGTCATATATTTATTTGGTTCTTTATATATCGTTATATTCATCTAATAATCTGTATATCGGCTGTTGGTGACCATATTTCAAGTTCTTTCCTCAAACGATTATCATTCTTACAATTATTATAACGATTTGTTGCTTTCTTTCTCCACCACTCTATAATGTTATTTAATTCATACTTATTATAGTTTTCATCTTTAACTATTTTGGTGTCTTTACCATTTACTATATCTATATAATTTTTAATACCATAGTTACAGGTATAATATCTTT